TCGCCTACGCGCTGTTCGCGATCCCCGCGATCCTGATCATGGCCGTCCTGTTCGCCGTCGGGCTCGCGCTCGTCGCGATCGAGGATGCGTTCGATCGATGATGGCCCCGACCGAGCTTGAGCTCCGGGCGCTGATCCGCCCGGTCGTGCAGTCGTGCCCGTTCGAGAAGCTCGCCGAGGTCTGGGGTCTCATCGAGGCCGACTACGGCGCGATGGGCCAGCGCGCTCTCGTGCTGGAGGACCGCTACTACCTGCTGACCGTCATGTGCGGTCGCGTCGATGCCGTGCATCCATGGCTCTATGCCCGATGCCGCGAGGTCGAAGCGAACCCCGACGGCTACCTCGACCTGTGGGCGCGCGAGCACTACAAGTCGACGATGATCACATTCGCGGGCGCCGTGCAGGAGATCCTGCGCGACCCCGAGATCACGATCGGGATCTTCAGCCACACGAAGCCGATCGCGAAGAAGTTCATGGTTCAGATCAAGGAAGAGCTGGAGCGCAACACCAAGCTCCAGACGCTCTTCCCCGAGATCCTGTGGGCGCGTCCCGAGAAGGACAGCCCGCGCTGGAGCATCGAGTCGGGCATCGTCGTCAATCGCAAGACGAACCCGAAGGAGGGCACCCTCGAAGCGTGGGGCCTCGTCGACGGCCAGCCGGTCAGCGCGCACTACCGCCTGCGGATCTACGACGACGTGGTGACCCTCGCGTCGGTGAGCACGCCCGATCAGGTCGAGAAGACCACGAAGTCGTGGGAGCTCTCCGACAACCTCGGCGCCCGCGGCGAAGACGGGATGATGCGCGCATGGCACATCGGCACGCGCTACAGCTACGCCGACACGTATCAGGAGCTCTTGAAGCGCGGGTTGAAACCGCGCATCTACCCGGCGACCGACGACGGCACGATCAGCGGCAAGCCCGTATTCCTCACGCAGGAAGCGTGGGTCGACAAGGTGGCGAAGACCGCGGGCCCGACGCTCGCGTGCCAGCAGCTCCAGAATCCCGCGGCCGGTGCGGAAGCGCTGTTCCAGCCCACGTGGCTGCGCTTCGCTGACATCCGGCCGGCAACGCTCAACGTCTACATCATGTGCGACCCGGCGAGCTCGCACAAAAAGGGCAGCGACGATACAGCGATGGGCGTCGTCGGCATCGACGCGGGTCGCAACGGCTACCTGCTCGACGGCTACCACCACAAGATGGGGTTGACCGAGCGCTGGGTCCGCATGCGCGACCTGCGCCGCAAGTGGATGGCCGAGCCCGGCGTGCAGGCCGTGCATGTCGGCTACGAGCGCTACGGGATGCGCGACGCTCTCGAATACTTCGAGCAGCGCATGGAGATCGAGGGCGACCAGTTCCCGATCGTCGAGCTCAACTGGCCCACGCAGGGCAGCAGCGGCGCCAAGTACGACCGGATCCAGCGGCTCGAACCGTTCTTCCGTGCCGGCCGCTTCTACATCCCCGCGGTGATCGACGGCGAGACCTCGAACCAGAAGCGCGTTCGCGAGGCCGGCGAAGAGTGGCGGATCCTGCGACCGACGCGACGCGTCGACCAGACGGGCAAGGCCTACAGCCTGAACAAGCGGCTGCTGACCGAGTACCTCGTGTACCCGTTCAGCCCGCACGACGACTTTTTGGACATGCTCAGTCGGATCTTCGACATGGACATGCGGCCGCCCGTGATCGTAGACGAGAGCGCGCTCGAACCACCCAAGGGAACGCAATGACCGCGCGAGTCTGCCAGTGCATGTCCTGCTCGATCATCGCGCTCCGCAAGGAAGCCCTGCGCGTCAAGTCGGAGATGCGGCAGCGCAGGGCCGGCGGCCCGCGCGTGAACAACCGCGTGCCCGACTACGAAGAGCCGAGCGACCTCGGCGACGCGCTGTCGGAGATGGAAATTGAGCACCCGCTTCTGGGGGAAGCGGACGGCACTCATCGGGCATTCGACCCGGCGAGTCTCGATGACGACAACGGAGGAGGGCTCGACCAATGATGCAAGGTGCAGGCAGTGCAACACCGTACAGGGATGGGTGGCGTGAGATTGCGTCCGGCACGTTCGTCCCGTACACGAAGGGCTCGCGCGACGATCCGGCGAACACACGCGGCGCGGTCTGCGCGTGCGTACTGCTCGAAGAGATCGAAAAGCGGAGCGAGGCGGAGACCTTAGTCGACGTCCTTCGCGCGTTCCAAGCGGAGATCCGAATCACGTCCCAGCGAATGCTGAACGAGGCGATGTGCGGTCACCTCGACATCATCGACATGCGCGACCCGGATCTCCATCCCGAGGTGACGGCACGCAAGCTCGACGGCCTCGAATACGCGACGTCGGCACCGCCGGCGCGCGAGCCAGACGTGATGACGTTCGGGGAGCTCAGGGCCGCCCTCAAGGCGCTGCACGAAACGCTCGGTCAGCCGTGCAGGTTCTCGGGCAACGGGCCGTGCGAGGACGATCTTGTGCGCGTGACCAACCTGCGCATTGACACCACTTCGGTGCCGGCATGAAGGGCCTCGAACAGCTCATCGTCTGCGGCCTCGGCATCGGCTCTGTCTTCACCGCGGTCTACCTGCTGTGCATGTCCGGCCTCGCTGCGCGCGACAAGAAGACGATCCTGATGTGGCAGCTCTTCCTGTGCGCTGCGTGTACCGCGGCGTGCGGCGTGCTCGTCATCGGGGAGGCGCTGTGAGCAACCTCGCCCACGAGAAGTTCGGAAAAGACCTGAGCGACGCCACCGCGAAGTTCGACCCGGAATTTCAGGGCATCCTCAAGCGAGCGCAGGAGCACGACGCTGCGGCCCTCGGCAAGCTCGCGGGCACGCTGCATCCGCAAGAGGTCGAGTCATCGATGCGCAGGCTCGGCGCCGCGCTGGGCCGCATTGAAGAGCTGCGCGTCGGTCTCGCCGCCGTCCGCTCCAAAGCGCAGATGGTGAACACGGGGCACGGGACGCTACATCACTGGCCCACGGACAAGCGCGAGCCGCTCGTCGAGATCCCGACGCCCAAGGCGTTCGTGATCGCGGCCTACCGTCGCGAGATCAAGGAAGCGCAGGAGCGGGCGCTCACTCTGATCGCTTCGCTCAACGCACACATCGAGGTCGAGCTATGAGTCAGGTCGTCAAGTCGAGCAAGATGCTCTGGTCCGCGCAGGTCGCGGCCGTGCGCGCGAGCTCCGAGCTCGACCGCGCTTCCCCGGGCGATGCCGGCGTCAGCCAGCTCCTCGACACGCGAGACATCCAGTACGAGTTCTCCAGCGGCCGGGTTTACTTCGCGCCCAAGGATCCGTACGCATGACCGAGGGCGATCGCGCGAACCCGACGCAGGGTGACTACGACGATCTGCCCGAACCCATCAAGACGAGCATCACGCCGCTGGCGTGGTCGTTCCTCACCGATTCACAGAAGGCAGACCTCGAACGGTCTGAGACGGAGCCCGACTGGACATGAGCGACCTGCTGATCACCGAAGACAGCCAGTTCAAGGCGAACGAGCTCCTGCTCGCCAAGAACGCGGCGGAGATGCTCAACCGTGCATACCCCGGGCATCTGTGGGCCGTCGACGTCGAGGGCTCGGTGATGAACATCCGCGACATGCTGCTCTCCGGCTCGATGGGCTACACGCTGCACATCCCGGCGATCTACAGCGCGAGCTCGTGGGACAAGGACGTGATCTTCGCCGGGGGCGAGATCCTCGAACGCTACAACATCGCGCGCGGCAAGTGGCGAGACGGCGCGACCCAGCACCTGAAGCGCGACGTCGCCGGCCGGTTCCTGCAAGCCGACGAAGCGCACAAGGCGCACACCCGCATCGAGGTAGCCCGTGGCTGATGACATCGTTCACGGCGCACCCGACAACGACGCAGCGCTGAGGCTCGCGCAGCAGGCGTTCACCGAGTCGACCGACTACTTCAACGCCGGCATCCGCAAGGAGATCGAGCGCGACATGCGGCAGGCGCAGGGCCTGCACCCCACGGACTCGAAGTACGAGAGCCCGCTGTACCGGGGGCGCGCCAAGTTCTTCAGCCCGAAGACGCGGGCCGCGATCCGCAAGAAGGAAGCGATCGCTGCCGCCGCGTTCTTCTCGCAGCAGGACGTCGTGTCGATCGACCCCGAGAACGAGGACGATCCGGCGAACGTCAAGGCCGCCGAGCTGCAACACCACCTCCTGAACATCCGGCTCAAGAAGTCCGTGCCGTGGTTCCTCACGCTGCAAGGCGCGTATCAGGATGCCCAGACGGTAGGCGTCTGCATCAGCCACCAGTACTGGCAGTACAACAAGCAGAAGGGCGTCGATCGCCCGTGGGCCGACATGCGGCCCGTCGAGAACTTCCGGTTCAGCCCGGGCGCCGACTGGCGCGATCCGGTGGGCACGAGCCCGTACCTGATCGACATGCTGCCGATGTACATCAAGGACATCGAAGCGCGCACGAAGGTCGCGGACGGCAAGACCGGCGAAGCCAAGTGGCTGCCCGTCACGGCCGAGCAGATGAAGACCGCGGCGCAGAAGTACAGCGACTCGATCACGCTCCTGCGCAACAAGGGACGCGCCGATGCGCAGGCGATGCCGAACGCGAACGACGCGTTCCAGCAGGTCTGGGTCCATCGCAACATCGTCGAGATCGACGGCATCGACTACATCTGGTACACGCTCTCCGACGTCACGATGCTCTCGAAGCCCGTGCCGCTCGACAAGGTCTACTTCCACGGCAAGCGCCCGTACGCGATCGGCTTCTGCGTCGTCGAATCGCACAAGGTCTACCCGAGCGGCCAGTCGCGCCTCACGCGCGACGTGCAGGGCGAGCTCAACGAGCTCCGCAACCTGCGGATCGACAACATCCGCTTCGTGCTGAACAAGCGCTACTTCGTGCGGCGCGGCGCTCAGGTCGATCTGCGCTCGCTGGTCGCGCATGTCCCGGGCAGCGCCACGATGGTGGGCGACCCGGCCAAGGACGTGGTCCCGAATGAGGTGCGCGACGTCACGGGATCGGCGTTCCAAGAGCAGGACCGGATCAACGCGGACTTCGACGAAGTCGCGGGCAGCTTCAGCCAGTCGAGCATTCAGGGCAACGCGCAGCTCTCCGACAAGCTCGGGGGCATGCAGATCCTGACCGACGATGCGAACCAGCTTTCAGCGTACGAGCTCAAGTGCTTCGCCGAGACGTGGGTCAAGCCCGTGCTCGACCAGTTCGTCGCCCTCGAACAGCACTACGAATCGGACCCGACGATCCTCAAGCTCGCCGGCAAGAAGGCGGGAATCGGTCTCATCGACGACGGCCTGCTGATGATGCCGGTCAGCGTGACCGTGAACGTCGGCGTCGGCGCGGTCACACCGCAGCGTCGCCTGAACAACCTGATCTTCGGTCTCAAGTCGATCAAGGAATTGCTCTCGGACCCGACGCTCCAGAACGCGGGCCTCGACGTCGAAGAGATGTGCGAGGAGATCCTGAGCAAGTGCGGCTACGACAGCGGCGCCCGGTTCTTCAACTGGGGCGATCAGGATCCCGCGGTTGCATCGCTCACCCAGCAGCTTCAGGCGCTCCAGCAGCAGCTCTCCGCGAAGCAGGATCCGCCGGAGATCATCGCCGCCAAGGTCTCGCTCCTGCAAGCGCAGGTCGCGAAGCTCACGGCCGAGAAGGTCAAGGTCGGAGTCGAAGCCAGCTTCGGCGCCATGCAGGCAGCCGAGGTCGTGGCAGCCGTGCCGGCCGTCGCGCCGATCGCCGACAGCCTGATGCAGGCCGCGGGCTACGAGGTGCCGGTGCCGAAGGGCGTCGATCCCGACATGACGTCGCAGGGCGGCGCGGCTCCGATCGCGCAGCCGGACCCCGGTCTCTCGATTCAACCCGTCTCGAACAAGCGAGACGGCATCGGCTTCACCCCGCCGGGCGCTCAGGTGCCCGCCGGGCCGGGCGCCCCGCCGGCAGCATTGCCGCCGGGCCCGCCCACCAACACGGACCCCATGACGCCCAAGCCGATCGCGAACCCCGCGACGGGCATGCAGGGCTTCGAGCACGGGGTCGAAACGAAACGCCCGGATAGCGGGCCCACACGGAGGTAGGCATGAGACGTCTCATCGCAGTCATCGCGCTCGTCGCGACATCGCTCTTCAGCGCGCAAGCGCTCGCCGCATCGAGCCACGTGACCCCGGTCACCGTCGGCCACACGTACGTCAGCG